GCAAGAGCCGCCGCCACAGCTGCATCAACAACAGCTTTCAGCGTTGCTGGCGTGATGAACTTCGTCATCGACGTGCCAACTTTCGCCTCCTCAACTGTCGCAATTCGCGCATCGAGTGCAGCCTTTCCAGTCGCGGGCGTCATTGCCTTCAGAGCGTCTGTTCCGGCTGTAGCTTCAACAGTAGAGGCGATCTGAATCATCCCCTTGGCGGCTTCGCTTGCGTCCGGGGTCGCCTCATCGACGACAGTCTTTAAGCTCGCAGGGGTAACGGCGCGTTCTTTGTCCGCCCCTGCTTTTGCCTCAGCCTCTGTCGCCAGTTCGACAAGACCGTTTCGTCCGGTCGTAGCTTTCAAGCCTCGAAGGCCGAGAGGCGTCACATAGAGCGTCCCGGACTTCCCTTCGATCGTTTCCGCTTCGGAAGCAGCCGCGCCTTTCATTGTTTCTGGCGTCAAGGCAGCATTGCCTTCTGTTCCTGCCTTCGCTTCGGCTTCCGTTGCTGTGCGAATGAGACCCGCACGTTCTGCAGTAGAAATCAAGCTCTTCAGACCGGCGGGCGTCACAGCTCGCTGCGTATCGGTACCTGCCTGCGTTTCTTCGTCAGTAGCAAGCTCAACGATGCCGGCGTTTTCCGATGTAGCCACACTGAACGAGAAGGACACCTCCCCGAACGTGATGTTCCCGGCATTGACGCCTTCGAGCTTCATGTCGATGGCAAGGAGCAGATTGCTTGACTCCTGCTTTGCAATGATCGGCGTGCTCTGCGAGTAGACCGCGAAAAGCGTCCCGTCAGAAAGGAAAAGCCCAAACTCACACACTTCATACGAGCCCGGGCCGTCATCCTTGCACGCGACGTGAATCGCGTTGTCACCTGCTTGCCCACCTTCGATGATCGGCATGCGCTTGACTTGAGCTTGTAGCTGTGTCTGCTCCTTGTTCGCTGTGTATTTGCCGGTGCCGACACCGATTTCCGAAATTGTGACGGCGTTCGTCCCGGTCTCTTTTGCGTTGATGACGGCCTGAATACCTGCCGTCGTCAAAACGATGTCCATGAGAAACCCTCCTTATTTTGCAAGCCCAACAAGGGACCGCATAGCAATAGGTCGCGCTCCGACGAAAATGCCGACAGCCGCATCAATATCACGGCTGACAATCTCTTCAGAGCGAATACGCGCGTAAGCTACCGGGCGCAGATAACCGTCAACACCCATGCCGCCCTGGAGCTGTCTCACAAGCACGAAGGTGTAGTGCGATCGGACCGGCTTCGCGTCGTCGATGAGCGCAAAAAGGTCCTCCTGCATTTCGGCATCAAGCGTGCCGTCGATGTTGCCGAGAGTCGCCTGAATCTCGAACGTGTGAGGCGTTCCCTTCGGCTCTTGCTGCCACCACTCTTTAATGGTTGCGGCCGATCCAATCGAAGAAACGGCATCCTTGACAGCACGAAGCGTCCCCTTCTTTCGCTTCTCGCGCACGACGTTCTTGAGAACGCTTCGCTTCAAACTGACGGGCCACGAATCACGCCAAACGCTCGCGTCCCACCCGTAGGCAACATGGTCGAGCTGGGTGCTCGTGAGTTTGTCAATGCTTACGTAAATCGACGGAAGATCAACCGCCGCCGTCATGTCGAGCAGCTGCTTGTCGAGCGCCGTCGCACTGTGCTTGACGTTGTCGTCTTGAGCGATGGAATCAGGAAGTAAGTCGCCCAGCCTTACATCCGCGAATCCTTTACTCATCCTTGTAGCCCTCATAGACGACATTCACTGCCGCGCATTGTGCGACCTGGTCGCTTTCGAGCTTTTGAAAGTCTGCAGGCTTCATCGTTGGGCTGTCGATCCTCGAAGCTCCCGCCTGCATTACGTACTGAATGAGCTTTGCAGGGAGAATGTCACGACCGATTTTCCCTTGCTGCCACACGCGGTATTTTTCGACCGCCTTTTCGACATCAGCTTTGATCTGCTCTGCACGCGAGCTATCCTCGCGACTGATCCAGTAGTGAAGCTCAAGCTCATAATTCACAGCTTTCGGCGCAAGCACCTGAACAAAGTCCGTGAGAGGACGACGGGTTTCGTCACTCAGGTACGCCGCGATTTGCTCCAACGTTTCCTGAGACGGCAATTCGCCGCCCGCAAGAAGCACATAGACATCGACCTCGCCAGGTGTCGGGGAAGTAACAGAAACATCAAGCACGGAGCTCGACACGCTCTTCGCGTGGTAGATGTACGCCTTCTCTGGCCCCGCAACCGAAAAGCTGTTCGGAGCAAGCCGAATGCGTTCAGCAAGAGATTCGTCGCTTTCGGCTTCCGATCCGCCCGTCGAAATCGTTGTGTTTTCAGCCTTTGCAACGAACGTCATCGGCTTGACGATGGTGTTTATCTGACCGGCAAGGTAGTCGTTGCCGACCGTCCCCGCAACGGTGCAGGATGCCGTGACGCTCCCTTCGAGCTTACCTTTCTCAATATTGAGCTCATGGTCCGTTGCGAAAGTCACAACGCCGTTCGTCACCTCGGTTCCTGCGGGAATCGTGTAGACCGTCGCCAGAGCCTGCGAAAGCGTGAATTTGATCGTCGTGACGGCCTTGCTTTCAGAAAGACGCGTAACGCTCAAAAGCGTGCCGAGTGCATCGAGGTAGCCGTCCTGAGCATATGAAAGCAGGTTCTGCTGCGCCGCCAGATTCACAGCCGTGCGCTGTTGAATGATGACGGCAGCAAGGCTCAAAAGGTAGAGTCGTACTGGGTCGCCCGCCGCGAGGGTTCGCCCACTTGCTTGTTCGTACCCAGTGATAATCTCGGCCTTGATGGTCTCGGCGTCCGTTTCAAGGAATTCAACCGCCGGCAAGTGCCAACGGGGAATTGTTTCAGCCATGTCTTATTCCTCCTCTCCGATTTGCACAACAACGCGCGGTTTCAAAATGCCGTCCATTGCGCTCGCAGTGTCCTCGTCAAAGTCGACAGACACGACCGTTGCTCTTGGCTCGTACTCCTCAATCGCGTCAATCGCCTCAGACCGCATCAGCATCTTTGCAACCGGCATTGGTTTGTCGATATGCGCCCACGTCAGCCCGAAGTCTCGGTCCAGAGGAACGGAGCCCTTACGCGTGCTGAGGATCGTCCGCACGTTCTGCAGAATCTCTCGCACCTCGTCCGACGGCGCGAAGTCAACTTGACTTGATAGCGTTACTGTGTATTGAGCCATTTACGCCGCCTCCTTCAAGGTGATGCTGACCTCTGCCGACACGCAGATGCCAAAGTTGTTGTGATACTTGCGCTCCTCACCAATCGACTCAATGACGAACTTTCCAAGGTAGTCCGGCCCGATGAGCAAGCGTTCCGGCTGCTTCTTTTCGAGCATTTTCTTGAGCATGATGAGTGCCACCAGAGGCGGCGTCCCGAGCGAGGAGTTCAGCTGAATATTGAAGCTGACCTCCGTGAGCCCTGGTCCGATGTACTCAAGCTTCGGCTTCTTACCGATGATCTCGTGCGTCGCCCATCGAACCGAGCGCGAAACAGACAGATCCTTGAAGGTGAATGTCACTGCACTACTGCAGAGAAAAGGCAGCTTGCCGAAAATACCAACTGCGCTGAAACCCAAGCCCATAGGAAAGCCCTCCTTTCTTATTTCGGCTTGCTCACATCGGCCCCGTCACCTTGTTCAGTGTGAACGTGGTTCATGAGGCTGATGCCGCCTGCCTTAACGTCACCAGAAGCGTCAACCTGCCCCTGCAGATTCATGTCCCCGGTAACGGACACTGCCGCGCCAGAACCACCGCTGACGGCAAGGCCGCCCTTCCCTGTAATGAGTCCAGTGACGTTCAGCACACCAGTAATGTCCGTTTTCGGCGTGTCAAGCGTGACGCTCGACGACGCATTGACCGTCGCAGTTGTGCAGTTGATCGTGACGGCATTCGGCACCGTGATGGAGCCGTCCTGACGGTTGAACACGATCTCCGTGCCTTCTATCGTCACGGTGAGCTTGTGATCCTGACGGTCGTAGCAAACGCGCGTGTCGTCGCTAAAGACAACCGTTCGTCGGTCAAGCGACGCCTCTGGCGGTTTAATCTCCCCTGCATATAGCGAGCC